TAGCATTCCTATCTCACCCTGTGTTGCCACAAAGGGAGTGTTGACAGAAGTGTTGACGGCATTCACCTGTGAAGACTGCAAGTACGTGACCTCGAGTGGAGTAGAAAACAAATTCATATCCCACAGCTCCGTATCCAACGTATTGGAGGGAGCTGTAATCGTGGTCGAGTACTTGATGACTTGCACGATGGATTCAGAGGCATCCCTGTCGGGGTACCCTTCCACCATCATTGCTTCGTCGTGAAACGGATCCATCGCGGCCATTATAAAATGGCGGGTGTCACGGCGCAAACCGGCCTTCTTCTCAAGGCGGTTCAGGTCTCCCTGAACCACCTGGAAGTTGGCCGTTGGGTCGTGCCCCGCCATCTGGCCCGAGGCCGGAACGTAGTCCATTTGTGTCCCGGTTGGAGGACACGATTTAGCACATTGGAACATCTCCCATGTGCTGCCTGGCGATGGGAACGATCAAGTCCATCTCCAGTTTTGAGTTGTGTTGTAGCTCAGCCATCAAGCCAACCCAACGCTCTGTAGTCGGTTTCCTAGAAAGGAACTGAGCCAGAGCCTTGAGCCAGCTGGACAGCGAAGCCTGCCAACCCTTCTCTCCTCGCACGAAGTCGTGAGAACAAAAACTGAACTCACCATCCACGTGACGCACAGAGTCGCGCAAATTGACATTAAGGCTGGCGTAAGAGTCTCGTTGCTCAACAGGAGTAAACCTGTGTGCTTCGAGCGCATCATCGCCAGCAGTTATCACGCGACCTAGTTTGCGGACTTTATCTGCAAGACCCACTCCAACCGAACCCTTGGTGCACAAAAGCACCTCGGGAGGTAGAAGTTTGTGAGTCATGGCGATCAAAATGATCGACTCGTAAAACTTCACCTGACGGTTGGAGTTGTTCCCAAGCGTGGTGTTGCCCGACCCTGTAGTAATCAGGCCCGGCTTCTCTTGCTTGAGCAGCAGTCCGCTCCCCAGAGCGTAAAAGGTGTGAGAGCTGGTCACCACCCAGGAATCAAGACAATTACGATAGAAATCACACACCTCGTGGCCTGACAGCTTAATAGCTGCCATGGCCACGTTGACCGTGTTTTCAATATCGTCCTTGTCGTTCCCTGAGTCCCAGCCGCCGACATCACAACTCTCAATATCCAGCTCCATTTCTTCCCGTAGCGAGTCGATTATACCTCCAAGGTGCGTGGACAACGCGTCGTTGAAGCCGACACCTATTGCTAGATCCGACTTCCCCGCAGCGAAGTTGTTCTGGACTTGTTTGGCTATGTAGGAAAACAGAACTTTTTCACAAAGTTGCATGACAATTCC